AATGAATCTATAAAAGGTATCAAAAATCGTGGTAAACTTATTCAAAATACTAATCTTATTCTTTCAACGAAAAGAAAGAAACATGGAACAAATGTTTATTACATGACTGATATAGCTATTGATGATAAGCAGGTGGATTTTTCTAAAAAAGATTTATCTACAATGGAAGTATTTGCTGAAACTATTAACGAAGAAAATAAAAAAGTTGTAGAGTCTTGGAAGGTAGCACAAAAAACTAAACCATCTGGTGATGATGATGTTTCAAAAGAAATGATGAAAGACATATCTCCAGAAGAGGAGTTAGCATCCTAATGTCAGACTTTATTATAAATAGAGTTCAAATGTTTTTAACGGAGGCCAATAAAGCCTCCGTTAAAGTATCGGATGATTTAATTGAAGAGTTCGGAAATGCTTGTAAAGAGGCATTTAAAAAACAATTTACAGAGGAGAGACAGAAAAAATTTAGATATAGAATGTCCAATATAGGAAGACCTCTTTGCCAATTACAGATGGAAAAAAGTGGTGCAGAAGCGGAACCTATGCCATACAATGCTAAAATGCGTAACCTATTTGGAGACTTAATTGAAGCATCGGCAATAACTATTATGAAAGCATCTGGTATTGAGGTAACTGATATACAGAAAAAAGTAACACATAAATTTGAAGATAAAGAAATTAATGGTACTATGGATGTAAAAATTAATAATAAAGTATGGGATATAAAGAGTGCATCACCTTGGTCATTTACACATAAATTTTCAGAGGATAGTGGTGGATTTGAATCTCTTAAAAAAGATGATGCGTTTGGCTATATTGGTCAAGGGTATATGTATGGTGTTGCTGATAAATCTGATTTTGGAGGTTGGATTGTTATTAATAAATCTACAGGAGAATGGTGTACTACGGAAGTTCCTGCAGAGGATGAGGCAAAAGATGAAGCAGTTAAAAATGCTGAAAGTAATATAAAAAAACTTGAATCCGATGAGCCTTTTAAGAGATGCTATAGTGATACAGAAGAGTTTTTTTATAAAAAACCTACAGGTAATAGGGTTTTAAATTTTACTTGTGGTTTTTGCCCATACAAAAGACCGTGTTGGGGTAATCAAATACAATATTTACCACAACAACAATCTAAAAGTAAAAGTCCAAAATGGGTTTGGTATACACAAGTTAATAACCCGAGGTTAGATGAGGATTAGTAGTAGAAAAGCTAAAGGTAGAAGATTACAAAATTGGGTACGAGATACTTTATTATCTGTATTTACTACACTAGATGATAATGATATTATGTGTGCGATAATGGGGGAAACAGGAGAGGACATTAAGTTGTCCAATCCTGCTAAAAAATTAATACCTTATTCTTTTGAATGCAAAAATAAAGAAACATTTAAAGGTATATATGATATAATGGCACAAGCACAAAGTAATTCAAAGGTATCTGATATACCTGTAGGCGTAATAAAAATGAATCAGTTTCAACCTTTAGTTATAGTTGATGCTAGCCATTTTATAAAATTGATAGGAAAACAAAATGGATAATGGAAGTGCAGAAATATCGGATACAAAAAGTATTATAACAATTTCAGTTTACCCTGCAGAAAAAGGGTTTGCTTGTGCTATTGTAGAACCTAAAATAGTACCTCTAACTGCAGAATTTAGTATTGCTTTAACTATTGCTCACGGTATGATTAAAATGGCATTAGAACAGCCGGATATTATATTTGATGCAGGGATAGAGGCATTAAGCCACCCTATAGAAAATGATACTGTTGTTAGTATTGAAGATATGGTGCATAGAAAAAAGGATAAATTACATTAATGGAAACACAGATAAAAGAAAATAAAAGTAGTAGTATTAAGAAGTTAAAAGAGAGTGATTTTTCTGTAACTAAATTTACAAAAGATTTATCGTATGGAAAGAAGCATGAAAAACTTGTAATGAAATCTCTGGAAAATTTTGAATTAAAAACAGATAGAATGGCACATAGAACTGGTAATGTGTATGTAGAATTTCAATCAAGAGGAAAAGATAGTGGTATTCGTACTAGTAAATCTGATACTTGGATATTTAAAATACCTAATAATAAAGATATACATCTATTTTCAATACACATACCCTTAACAAGACTAAGAAAGTTAGTTAGTAAAGACTATAAAGTTGTGCCCGGTGGTGATAAACTAACATCAAGAGGTTATCTTGTACCTCTTACAGATTTAATAGGAGTATAATGACAGATAAAATACAAGCACAAATACATGCACCCTTTGGGCCAATGCTCATGGAATTTACCATACCACAACCTTATGTGGATATGTTTAATAAATACGCAGATAGCATAACTAAAAATGCAAAGAAATCCAAACAGTTAGACCATTCCGATGAACTTGTAGGTAATGTAAAACAGGAACATAAAATTGAAGAACACTTATGGCAAGAAAAACCTAAAGGTGTGGAGCAAAGTTTTTTTAATTGGGTTGCTAATTGTTCAAACGTTTATATTAAAACACATTTGAAACATCAAGGTGATGCAGAAGATAAAGAAACAATGTCAAATAAAAATATTAAAGGTCTTAACTTGCATAATAGTTGGATTGTTAATCAAGTAGCAGGAGATTTTAATCCTCCTCATATGCATAGTGGTATATTATCTGCGGCAGGTTGGTTGAAAGTTCCAGAATCTATTGAAAAAGGAGAAGAAAGAGAAGAGGCAGGTTGGATAGAGTGGCTATTTGCAGACCCTCATCCTTTTGTTAATCCTAAATATCCTTTTAAACCCCAGACAGGTAAAGTAATGTTCTTTCCTAGTTGGTTACAACATCAAGTATATCCTTTTCGTGGTAAAGGAATTAGACGTAGTATATCATTTAATGTAACACCTAAATATTAATGAGTGTAGAATTTTGGCAATGGTGGATTTTAACTATGGTAACAATAAATACAGTTATTAATAGTATTGTATTTATAGTGGGTAGAAAATTTAAAAAGGCGAAAAAGAAATGAATACAAAAGAATTTTTATCGGAGGCTAGTAGATTAGCCGGTACTGATAGGCAAACAGATTATGGGGATAAAACTGAAAACCATAATAATATAGCTAGGCTATGGTCAGCCTATCTAAATGTAAAAGTAGAAGCTCATGATGTAGCAATAATGATGGTGTTATTAAAAATAGCCCGAACTAAACTTGGAGCAGTTAGTAAGGATACCTATATTGACATGGCGGCATATGGTGCTATTGCAGGAGAAATTAAATTTAAGGAACCTAAAAAAGAATCGGAAGGAGAGATAAGGGGGAGAGAAACGCTAGAATATATTAAAAAAATAAACAAAAAAAATAAGGAGAAATAAAATGCCAGAAAATAAAAATAGTGTAGCCTACATTATGACAGAAGAGGTGAGGGCTGTGATATTAAAATATATGTATACACGACCTTACCAAGAAGTTGCACAAGGTATTGCCGTATTAAGTAACTTACCAAAGTTAGACCCTAAAATAAATCCAACTTTTGTGCAAGATGAAAAACCAAAAAACAAATAAAAAAAGGGAGCATAACGCTCCCCTTTTTAAAACTTGTGTATCTATTGATACTAATGGTCAACTTGTTATTGACCATGAATGGATTGAACCTAAAAATCTAATTGATGCTATGGCAATCTATAAAGATGATTACTACAAACATATATTATCAGCCATAATTAAACATTGCAAATCTGAATCTGTATTCTTTGATGATAAATTAAATAAACTTCTTAGGCAAATGTAGATAGTAGTTGATTGGTTTGGTCTATTAAAGAAGCCGATTGTTTCGGTTTGTTTAGTATGTCAAATACACTATCTCTATCACGCAAATCTATAATATGCATTTTATCATCCCCAACGTTATCATTTAACCATTCTACTTCACCACCACCGGGTGCAAGTTCTCTTTTGCCACCAAGTTCCGGAAAATCTTCCAAATCCCTAGTTATTCTGTCTTTAACACTTTGTGGTGCACCATGACCCCAATCTTCCATTGGAACGCCAACAAATTCTCCATCAACTTTATCACTAATTATATTAAATCCCATTTTGTCGAGAACTTTTAGATAATTATCATAATTGCTACCCGACCGGTTTCCCCAATGTTTTTTAATACTTTTAGTTGTAGGTATAGATAAAAAATCAAAACCATTATCAAAAGCATATCTAGTCATAGCCCATAAAGTATGTTGATACCAATTGGCATCCCCTATACCCCCATAGCCCATCTCTCTTTGTTCTTGAATACCAAGTGATTGTTTATCAAATGTTTCTAGATAGTCTGTTTCTGACTTATGGGGTACATAATTTGGCAACTCTCCGGCCCCTCGTACACCCAGTTGGTCTGCCAGATTAACATCAGTAATAACATCTCCCCCCATTGTTCCATCGTCATTAGGATTGTAAGCATTGTCACTAAATTTTTGGTAATGCCCCAATAGCCGCCCTTCATTATTAAAACCTTCTTTACCACTTCCCTTAGAATGCGTAACAAATTTGCTTTTTTTCTCTACTACAGTATAAATTGGTTGGTCAGTATACCAAACAGAATCTGTTGGAATTATTGAATACCCAAGTTCAAATGATTTTTCTGAAGTCCATGCATTTGGTATTTTAATAAATTCTTTATTAAGTAGTTCTTCCATTTTTGCAGAATCTTGTTTTGCAACCCATTCATGAAATTTATCACCAGTACCTATATCATTAAGGTCTGGATGACGTTGTGATATAAGAGGAGATTCGGCTATTAGCAACTCCATATCAATTTCTTTTCCAGAAACAATTTCGTGACCATTAGCTGAAGGTTTAACTGTGTTTAATTCAAAGTTTTTTTGTATAGGACGCTTTGTCATTTTACCATACCAAGGGCTACCTTGAGAATAGTCGTATCCTCGTTCAAAATCTCCCATTTCTGTTGTTGGGTCTATACTTTGAATTTCTTGTGCTACCATCATGCTATCCCCTTGAGGATTTACAGGTGTTTTGTTTATATTTAACACAGTATTTGTTGACCATGATATTAGATTCTGATTAACTGGCATCTTTGGAAAATGCATCTCATCCCCAAATCTTGGGTAACCTGTAAGGTCATTAGATGTTAATTTCAGTTCAAAATATTTATCATATTTTACATGGCTATATGTTTTTGAAATACTTTCGTATTTACCTCCGGCATAAGGTTTACTATATCTGTAAGGATATACAAAGGGTTTATTAGTATTTTTTATTGCTTTATCAATTTTAAAAAGTTCTGTATTTGAATTTTGTACGGCATCAAGTGAACTTTGAAATGTTTGAGTATGTTTTTCATTTGGCCCAGTCGGAAACTTTTCATAATTTTTTAAACTATTTACAAATGCGGGCCATTCGGGAATATCTCTTAAAGCCAAATCGTATACCAAAGTATTTAACATATTATTAAGACTAGCCATATTTGTAGTATACAGTTGACTAAGAGCTCCATGCCTATCGTATTTAGATGAATTGGCTACTCTTACTAATGTCTCCACACTGAGAGGTTGGTTGTGCCATACCATTCCTGCATCAGCTATTCTTGGAGGTTCCGCCACAAACCCCAATTGTTGTAGAAAAGTTATAGGTTGCCCATCTACTATTTCTCCTTGCGGAGTACCTGTATGTGGATAGTCTTCACTATAATGGGGTCTGTTATTAAAATTATCTATTATTGTGGATACCCACTTTGTTCCCGTTTCTAATTGTTTACTAGTAAACTCTGGCCATAGTGTACTTTGAGGCTCATGAGGAGAAATTGGAACCCAAGTTTTTCCCCTATTTTTGTTATCCCATTTATATTCAAATCCTAGGTTATACATAATCTTATTTTTATAACTTTCCATAACATTATTTCTATTGAAAACAATCGCTTTACTTTGTCCTGTTCCATCATTATACCTAATAGGAATACGAGAAGAGACACGAGATTCGAGTGGTACCCACCCTTCTTCAAATTCTTTTATCGAGAATTTCCCATCAAATTCTTTATAAAAAGTCATTGTGTTATGGGCCACATCTTTAAATAAATGGTTGTTTGTAGATGGGTCAAGTACTACAGATTGTTGATAACTGTCTGGCAAACTTGTACCCTCTACTACCATTGGTTGTGCTACACCCTCTAATCTCTGAAATGGTGCATTTGTTTCTTTAAGAGCCATATGATACCGTAGTGTGTCTTTTGTAGAAGGTGCTATAGAAGAAGAAACCTGTTCTATAATATAACCTACAGTATCCCATGAAGAATCTTTTAGATTTTCTTCTATACTTTTTTTCTCTACTAATTTTGGAGGAATAACATTTTCTCCAATGTCAATTGATAAAGTTATTGGATTATCTTTAAGGTATTTTGTAACTGTTGCCTTATCAACATTAGTAATATTATTTGCATCTAGATTTGCAATAAAATCATCAAATTTAGTTAATTTTATAGGCCTTTGTATTTTTTTAACTTCAAGAATTTGTAATTGTTTTTTAGAAACTAGAGCATCTTTTAAATCTTTTACTTTTATTTGGTTAAATTCATTAACAGGTAAAGACTCAGTTACTCTTTCTAATGCATTAAAGAAAGGCTCTTTTAATTTATATATATCTTCTTTAGGAGTAGCGGCTGAACTTAAAGATTTTGCTTGAACAGTTTTTAAAGGGGCTACAGGATTAATATTATTTGTAACTCTTAAATGATTTGCTATATTATTAGCTATAATGTTTCCCTTTTTAGTTACAAGAGCATGTTCTAACCCTTGAATTTGTAACTGTTTTATTTCTTTTTTTACTATAGGGTCTTTCATAGCCGCTTCCATTACTACAAAATCCCCATCAACAACCATATTTTTAGCTTGTTTTTCTCTTATAGTTTTATTAATTTGTTTTACAGAGTTATTAAAATTAAAAGGAACTTTTTCTTTCATGAGAATTTTACTAATAATATTGTTAAATTCA